CAACTCAGCATGCAGATCGACGGGTGCCTCACTCGGCTCGCGGACATCACGCTCTTGGCTCAGCCACCGCGTCAGCGTCGACAGGCCAATGCCCAGATCTTCCGCGATCTCCCGCCGCGTCCGTCCAATGGTCAGTGCCAGCCGCACCGCTTCACGCCGAAACTCCGGCGTCGGTCTGTTCCCGTTTCCCATAGAACACCTCCTGGTTCCTCAGTTGGTGCTCTCCACTTTTCCCGGGCAAGTCCAAACCCGGTCGACTACCTCGCCGAAACCCTCCGGGCCATCCTCGACGGCCACCCCAAATCCCGCATCGAGGATCTCATGCCCTGGCGCTACGACCAGCCGTCAAGCCTCGCGGCATGGGGCCGGACCGCCGCCCTTACTCAGCAACGATCCGCGAGGAAGGCGGTCACACCATCAGAGCCGGGTATCGACCCAACAGACATCCAACTTCACCTCGGAGGCGCAATCCGCAACAAATGCAAAGCAACACGAACTCTGCCCGCCGAAAACATGCCACCAACAGCAGTAAGCACCACAAAGGACTCACTGTACACTGCCGTCGGTACTCCACTGACACCAATCGCGTACGATCCAACCGCAAGCCCTAAACCTGAACCAAAGCGTGCGTTATCATCTGCCGTACCCAGCTGCCAGGCTTCAAGTGACCCAGTGATTGCTTGAACCACTCGCGCAGTCACACCCAGAACCACTGAATTTGACGGAATCGAAAGACCAGACACAACTGAACCGCCATTGTCGGTGGAGACGTCTCCCTCAATGATCTGAAACCCTGACGTGGCACCACCGTGCGACAGGGCACCTACCACTGTCAGCCACCTATACCCATCCCATGTCGCCTCACATGACCGATCGAAGACGAAAGCACGCCAACCAATTCTTGCGGGCACAGACACCCAACCACCATTCAGAAAAATTGCAACTTGGCCGGCAAGCCCCGACCATGAACCTGTCGCCCCAGCAGGAACACCCCAAGCGGTACTTTCGAGAGGATCAGTCGGCGGCACAAGAACATCAATGGACTGGAGACAGAGCAACGCAAGCGCATCAAGGCGCGCAAGCGCCTCATTCACCGTTATGTGCTTCTGTGCCTGCGACGGCTGCACCAGAGGAAGCCCAAAATTCAAGGTATCAGCCATTGATCGTTATCCTTGCTGCCGGCCCGAGTCCAAAGACCTCCGAGACCTGTGAAACCTCGACACTCATGGGGCCACTGCTCCAGTCTTCGGCAATTAGAGCACTTGGGTAGTCCCAAACACTGCTCCCGCTGATTTCAACCTCCCGCTGAAGCGCACCGCTCGCACTGATCCGAAGCAGATAACGCTCAGAGGATTCACCTAACGGTACATCATGGCCCAACCAACTGTCCCCCCCAATCCGCGTCCGCCTGATCCAACTTATTCTCATGCCACCAGTCACAGGCCGTACCTTCAAATGAACTGGCGAAAGCGGCCGCATCCCGACACCAAGAAACTCAGCACGCCGTTCAACATACAACGCGTCCGAAGGAGGTCGATCAGCCGGCCCAATGCGGAAAATTCTCTCAAGGCCGCGAAGATCAAGGGGATAATCCAGTTGCAGAAGGTCGCGTTTCAAGAGCACGAAAATGCTACCCGCAGGCCAACCTACGAGAGCGGTCGCATCCGTTCCGTAACGACCGCGGAGACGGCATGACAAAGAGTATGTCTCTGAAGCAACCAAGTCTGCAGTTCGAAACTGAAAGATCTCCCATTCTCCAGGCGACCCAGTACCGATTGCCGCAACATTAGCGCCATTCAACACATCCTCACGGGAGGCCGACGAGAGTCTTGAGCGAGCAGATCTCAACTGAACCCGAACAGCTGGACCATTGTCCCAAAGGTCGGAACGCGAAACTGTGAGCGGATCCAAGGTTCGGCCAATCACGGCTTCATTCTCGACGAGGCTGTTGAATTGGAATGAGTCACCATTTGCAGACTGGTACACAGCGACCGGCCCACGCCAAGTCTCATTCGAGACCGCAACCACAGGCGCATGTTCAAACTGACCCTCTGTGATCAACGGGATGTCAAGAAAGAAAGCATCAACCGGCGTTTCAGCCGAGAACGTTGGCTCAATCACGAACGGCACCGGTCGGTTGACCGACGTGAAGATTGAGGGATCGGTCCGCAGCGCCTCGATTCGTGTCTCTGCACCAATTTCCACGCGATCAACACGAAAGCGGGCCTCGCCTATGCCTACAACATCACCGGGGCCGATGTAACCTGCCGACGGTGGAAGCCCAAACTTAACTGCTTCAACCGAGACTCGCATCTCTGCAAGCCACCGATCAACCATCGCCTGTGCATCGTCCGCTGTCAGAAGAAGTCCCAACGACATTTGCGACACTGAGACAGAGCGCTGTGCAGCGTCCGCCGCCTCAACCGCGCGGCTGACATACGCACCCTCAGCGTCAACATAAGTTGCACGCACTCGAGATGGTAACTCCGAAGTCTGCGAGCGTTCGATGACGAGGTCATCGCCAACTCGCTCGGCAGCCGTGACTCGACCCAAATCTATCGTTGCAATGCGCCGCGCTGATCTTGACCGAAACTCAAGCCTTCCTTCACGTTCAAGAGCGTCAAAACCATAAGCTTGCATAAGTGGCTGAAGGACTGATCGAGCGCTTCCAATTTCTCCAACCACATACCCACTGACGATCCCGTATAGCCTCGACACGTCGACGTCCGGAACCCCTGCGACCCTACAGATTTCTGACACGACACCCGATAGTTCGCGAGCTGTTGTTCGACCGTTAAGCCAATGACCACGACCATAGTTCTCCCCATCGCTCCAGATGCTTCGTGCATTTGGGAACGCCGGAAATGGCCTTGCGTCAAATGCCCAGACGAACGCTCGAGACAGGTTAATCATCCGCCCGTCATAGAAACTTGAAACGGGATTATTCTCTTCGTCAGTCCATTGTGAGCGAACAGCTTCTAGATATCGCCTCTGCACCAAATCATCACGACGACCATTCGAATGCCTCGGAAGAAACGACTCGGAAGACTTCGGATCGAAGAATTTATTTGGTTCATTCGTGCCCTTGTCAACAGCCGGACATCCGTACTCGGTAAACCATATTGGTTTTGACATGGGAATCCAAGGGGTAGATGTCGCCGAACGCACGCCCCCGGGGCGATCATGATGTGCATTGGACCACCATGCCCGAATGTCCTTGTAACGAAAGACCCACGCTTCACCATAGGCGCCGTCTGAAATCGGCGTTCGTATCTGTTCTTCTCGAGCCTCTTCCGTTTCATAGTACCAGTCAAACCCCTCACCTCCCGCGACATTTTTCCCCAGATAAGCTGCGTTGTATATCGACCCATATTCTGCGTCAGCATGATTTTCGCCATCACGCCAGTCAGAGAGCGGCATGTAATTGTCGATTCCAACGAAGTCGACATTTGTGTCTGCCCAGAGCGGATCCAGGTGAAAGAAAACATCACCTGAGCCATCTTGCGGGTGGTGGCCGAAGTACTCTGACCAATCGGCTGCATAGGAAAGCTTTACAGCCGGCCCTAGAATTTCCCGGACGTCTGCGAGCAGACGTTGCAGGGCTGACACTGCCGGATAACTTGCGCCCGGCCCTCTTATCTGCGTGAGCCCCCGCATCTCGGAACCAATACAAAATGCATCGACACCACCAGCGGCAGCGCATAGTCGCGCATAGTGCAAAATGAAGCGTCGGTAGCGCCAGTCTGCTGAGCCACTTGCGACAACTTTGGCACCGTTCCAATTCAGATCTTTTGGCTCGGTGCTCCCAAAGAACTCCGCAACCTCGGATTCTGCTGTAGCTGTCTTATCAATGCTCGTTGATCGCGACGGTGCCACTGAAGTTGTTATGCGACCACGCCATGGCAGTGCGGGTTGACTTGCAGCGCCAGTCCACGGATCGGTTCGATTATTTTCGACCAGCTGATCCATCAGAAGGAACGGATAAAACATTACCGCTTTACCCTCAGCTTTGAGACTTCGAATAGCCTCCATCACGGACTGGTCGGTAGGTGTTCCGCCGTATACTGGACGTCCATCGAGCTTTGGGACAACCGAAGCGTCGTATCGCGTGATGCCCGATACCTGCCAGGGCATTGACGCGAACTCTGGGCCACCCTGCTCGACCTTTGGCTGCACGAGACAGCTACCGCACCGCAAGTCATCGCCAAACCATGAAACCACGAGGGAAACAGCCTCACAAGCAGGCAACTCCCGCCTCAAGGCGGCCATGGATGCCAGAAAGTCAGTCCGCCCCCAGAGCGAGTTCACATTCACAGCGCGGCGTGCACCTCTTTCGTCAGCCGTGTAGACAGGGGTCGTTGCGAGCGCGTACTCCCCTGTTCCCGGCAACAAGGCAACAGCACTGGTCCCCCTTGAAGTCTCGAGGGCAGTCAGGTCCCCGGAGGCCACCTCCGGCCGATGAACCTCAAAGTTGAATTGAGGTATCCGGTTTCCGTATGGTCCGAGCTCAAGGTCTTCGATGACCACATATGCGATCCCTCGATACGCGGGCGCCTCTGCGTTTCCTTCGATGGCAGAGATCAGTGGATCGGGTAGTTGGGTCTCGTCACCGACGTAGACGCGGAAGTTTAGGGCGGCATGATCAAGCTCCATGCCATCGGCCCAGATCCGACCTATACCTGAGATCTCGCCTTCGCAGGCGGCCAATGCGAGACTTATCGAGTAGCTCGAGGTGCGCACCCTTTGAGCAGACGGCGCCGCTCCTTTGCCTCCACCACCGGAGTCGGTGACTCTTTCATTGAAGTTCGACGTCCATATGACATGTCCTGGAACGCGAGCGCGTCCGTAGACCCGGGCAACGGCCTGACCCTCGCCGGCACCCATGATGCGGAAACGATCGACACGGCCGGTCTCGACGGACTCGGAACCAGCGCCCAACAGTCGCTGGTCGATCGCCCTCCCGACGGTTGCGCCGACGGCCCGCCCTATGACAGCCGAGGAAAGGCCAAGAACTCCACCACCGAATGAGGAGCCTATTGCTGCGCCGGCAGCGGAGAGAACAATGGTCGCCATCAGGCTCAGCTCCCTTGAAGCGAGAAGGTCGCGACGACAAGCCGCTTCCACGGCACCGTTAGCGCGCTTTCGACGACACCGCGCCCCGAATAGGCATGGATCACAGTCTGACCCCTTTCGTCACTGGCCAGAATGCCCATGTGCTTTGCGACCGACGCTTCTCGCATGCGCATCAGGAGAATATCTCCTGGCTGCGCCGTAGCAGGCGTCGTTTCGCGCAAGTGGCGCTGTGCCGCGGCCCAAAGTCGTTCCTCGCCTGATGCTTCGGACCAGTCTGGCGTGTACGGCGGTACGTCCTCGGGCTCGACACCATGGATTTCTCGAAAGACGCCTCGTACCAGTCCAAGGCAATCACATCCAATCCCCTTCAGGGACGCCTGATGCACATAGGGAGTGCCGATCCACGCACGTGCTGCCTGAACAACTTCCAGACCCGTTACACTCATGACAGGCGGCTCCCGCCATCACGACGAAGTGATCGCGCGGGGTAGCTCATGACCCAGTCGTCGCCAGGAACATGGGGGAACCCGCGGAAATTTGGGAAGTTGGCAAATTTCTCCCGGCAGGTTTCCGGCGCGCGGTCGCATCCGGCAAAGACCGCGACCCGGTCTCCGGGAACGATGCGCGCCCGGATCGCTTCCCATAAGAAGAGGCGGCGTCCGGTGGCGCTGGCGACATCGAGTTTGATACTGCCTTTCAGGCCGATAGCATCGCCTGACCGCATTTCGACCTGCCCGCTTGCAAACCATCTCTCGGGAAACGTGCCACCGTGGGCCAAAAGCAGCTCAGACGCCGGCCCGAATGACAGCACCTCCGTCTCCCAGAAGTACTCCGGGCGCGACATGTCCACCTTGCAGCGGTGGTCACCAAGGGATGCAGTACATTGGCGCTGGTAAACCAGACCTTCCGGACGATTCAACGCGTCGGAAAGACCTCTCAAATCGGCTGTGAACTCGATGCCTGAGCGTGTGATTTCGCCAATGGACCCACGGAACTCGATCTGGCGGGCTTCCGGATCAGCCCAGTTCACCCGCCAGATCGTGACCTCGGCATCGTCGTACCGTCCCGCCTCGATATCTTCAGAACGAATACCTGGGCTCGACAGCGTTCCCATGGCCGCCGAGTTGTCGACCGACAGACCGGTTGCCTTCTGCAAGACGCGACCAGAAAGTCCGCTGTCTGCGCGGAATACAATTCCATTGAAGGTGAGATCCCGATCATGGTCCGTGAAGCCCAGAACGGTCTCATCGCGCCGAACTATCTGCCAGCAGCGGCAGACAGTCGTATCCCCGCTCTCGAGATGCCGCCACAAGCGCTGCGCGTCGCCAGTCACGTGCGCACCTCCACAACCGGGACGCTTGGGACATCACCTGCCTGGAAGCTCGCCATCGACAGCGACAATCGGTCCGTGTCGAATCTCACAGGCACATCAAACTCGAAGCCTGCGGTGATCTGATCCCCGGCTTCGGGAGCTTCGTTCAAGGTCACGATCCCGGTTACATGATCGACTGAGAATTGCGTGTTTTCGGAAAGTTGGGTTCCCTGCACCGCGATCTTGACCGTTCCGGCGACAGGTTTGACCACTGGGCGCAGATAGGTTTGTGCGCCCGAGCGATACGTCTTGACCAACGGAAAGGCTCGCGTTGCTCCGTCACCCACGCCGATCGGCTGGTCCATCGCCGAAACCGCACGCGATGCGGGGCATGATTTGTGGTCTGTCCAGTCCTTCCACCTGAACCCGTGCATCTGCCCCAACCGTGCCTCGAAGAACGCGATAAGGTTCTCGAGGTCATCAAGGGATCGCATGCCCAGTCCTGCATCATAGCGACGGCGGGACTGGGACCACGGGGTGTTTCGTTCCTCAAAACCGTTTGCGAGAGTCACGATTTCCGTGCGCCGTTCAGGGCCACCAACCGAACCGAGGCTCAGGTTGGCGGGAAACCTCACTTCATGAAACGCCATGGATCACCTCACCGGTTGCGTTGTCCGCGGGACAGAGCGCGTCCGACCTCGGCCGCGATCTGGGTCTGTGACCTCTGAAACCCCTGAATGTCCGGGGTCGTGATGTTCATCACCACCGAGACGGCTCGCGCGCCTCCACCAGGTGCACGCACCCCGAGCGACCCGTCTGCGCCACGTGACAGAGGCAGGATTGCCTCAGGCCCAGCTTCGCCCATCAGCCCAGTTGCGCCGCGCATCGGAAAGGTCGTCGGCGCCGTGACAATCCCGCCTTTGGCAAAAGGCATCACTCGCCCCTGTGCGAAGGCACCGCCATCGGAGAAGCCCATCGCCCCCTTCACCACCCCCTCGATTCCTCCGGCAAGTATCCCGCCGACGTGATTGAACACTGGTCGGATCGCAGCGCTGTACGCTGCCTCGGACATCGACTTTGCGACGCCCCGTAGAGCATCCGAAAGCCGCATTCCGTCAAAGACGACTCCTTCAAACGCGCCACGCAGCCCGCGCGAAATCGACGCTGACATGCTGCCAACCTCGCGCCCGGTGCCCGCAAAGGTCGACTGCATCCGGGCCAGTTCTCCATCAAAGGCCGCTGCCATGGCCCCGGCCCCGCCCAGCGACTGTTCCAGAGCGCTGACCTGGTCCTCAAACCCGCCAAGATCGTCACTGTCCCGCATCATCCAGTTCCCCCGTTGCCTTGTCCGGAAACGCGCGGACCAGCGCCTCCAGCCGTGAACGCGTCAGACCGCGTGCGCCGTCGGTGCTGATTCCCAACATGAGGGCCAGCTCACCCGGCGTCAGAGCCCAGAACTCCGCGGGCTGTAGACGCAGTCCCGCGATCCCGGCCCGCATCAGGCCCGGCCAGTCCAACCGTGCGCTCACGCACCGGCCCCCGGAACCTGGAACCCCCGAACCAGTAGCAAACCCGCCGCCCGCGACGCCGCGACGGGGCCGCCCGTGATCTCGGCGCTCAGAAGATCCGCCGAGCTGCCGCGCCAGCCACCGCCGCGCAGACCGGCCACGACAAGAGACAGCACATCCCGTGTCGAGAACCGCCCGGTCTCGAACCGTTCAGCCAAGGCCACCAGCGTATCGGTGCCCATGGCGGCCTCCAATTCTGCCAACGCGCCTAACGTCAACTTGAGCACGCGCGGCGTGCCGTCGATCACCAGCGACACTTCGCCTGCCCAGGGATTCTCCATGACGTCACAGCGCCGCGAATGTCAGGGCACCGGCCGAGGCCAGCGACACTTCGTAGGTCGCCTCGCCGTTGAAGCTACCGGCATACTCTAACCCCGTCATCAGGAACGGTCCCTCGACGATGCCAAAGTCCGGCACGATGACCTGCCAGACCGGAGTACTCCCGTCGAAGAAGATCTGCCGCGCTCGTGCGTCCGAATCCTCGTCGCGGAACACACCGGATCCGGCCACGGTCGCCGACCGCACGCCGGCTCCACCCAGGAGCTCTCGCCAACCGCCCGAGCTTTCAAGGCTGGTGACATCCACGGTGCCGGCATTGAAGCTCAGTCGCGTGGCACGCAGTCCTGCGACCGTCTCGAATTGCCGGGTCCCAGTCAGATCAATCTTCAACAGCAGATCCTTGCCGTTCTGTGCAGCCATATCGGCTCTCCTTGCTTACTCAGTTGCTGTCGACCCGCGCCCGGAACCGCAGATCAATCCGGCGCATGTCGCTGTCGCGGACCCGTCGGGTCCTGGCCGCAAGAAACCGCATGTCCATCAGCTTGGCCGAGGGCAGCGTGAGTCCCGGCGCCTCTAGTGCAGCCGCAACCGCCGCAGCGGCAGCCTTCGCCGTCGCGAACCCAGCGGCTGAACTCACGACGGTCACGACAAGATCGTGGTCGGCGACGGCACCACTGGCATCACCCCGACTTCGCGCCTCCTCGGCTCCAAGGCTGATATAGGTCTCGGGAAGCGCGCCTGCCGGGACCGCATCGTAGATCGCTGTGCCCACGATCGCAGTCAGCACAGCGTTGCCGATCAGGCGGCCATAGACGGCCGCCTGCAGGGCCGCGGCATTGCCGTAGCTCATGCCGGGACCTCCTCACTCGCAAAGCAAACAAGAAGCCCCGCAAGATCGGGGGCTTCAGTCACGGCCAAGACCCGGAAATGCCTCGTTCCGTCCCGCAGGCGCTGTTCGGGACGCGGGCGCCGCGTGTCGCCCGCTGGCGCCGTGCGCACGTAGATGCGGAACGTCAGGGTAGAAAGGGTAACCTGCTCGGCGCCCTCGATCCGTCCGGCCCCAGCCCGGACATGCCCCCAAAGCGTCCCGAGCGGTGACCAGACGGTCACGAACCCTCCCGCACCGTCCGGAACCCGTTCCGGGCTCTCCAGCACAAGGGGGCGATCCAGCCGTGGCCAAGGCATCATCCCAGCCCCCACAGCCTGACATGGCGATAGGGTGCCACCAACGCGGCGACCGCCGCAGGCATGCCTCGGTCCGCCGCACGGTTGTCGTGGAAGTCGGCCGCGAGCAACAGGACCGCCTGCTTCAGGTCCCCTGGAACATCCATCCAGGTCGCCCCGTAACCAGCCGAGAAGTCGATCTCGGCCCGCCCCCCGACAGGGATTGTCGGCAGCGTGAAGCCGACCGATCGGACCAGCGGCCGATGTGTATCGGTGACCAGCCGCCAGCCCGACGGGTCCGCGGTGACCGCCACTTCCATCCGGTCGACGATGCGCAGCGCGGCGACCCCAAGGACTGGCGCAACAGGAAGCGCCTGCTCGCCAAGGTCGCGCCACGCCGCAAGCGTCAGCCGGAAGTTGCGGCGCAGGATCGCCTTGGACGTCCGCGCCTCGATTGAGACCAACGCCGCCCGCAGAACGCCCCGCAACAGGGCGTCCTGTGCCGGATCCGGTGCAAATCCACTTGCCAGCCGCAGGTGCTCGGCCAGATCGGCCACCGGCAGCGCTTCGGGCGGGACCGGTGTCAATTCCGTCAGGTTCATGAAATTCTCCGCAACCCCAGGACGGCCGGGCCGGGCCAGTCGAAATCCGGCCCGGCCGTGTCTCGCCGGCTGCGGATCAGCTCACCGCAAACCGCAGCAGCTTGATCGCCGCATAGTCGCTGACACCGCCGCCCACGCGCTTTGTGGCGTAGAACAGCACGTTCGGCTTGGCCGAGAACGGGTCGCGCAGCACACGCAGGTCGGGACGCTCGGCGATGGTGTATCCCGCCCGGAAGTCACCGAAGGCGATCGCGAAGGCATCGTTGGCAACATCCGGCATATCCTCGGCGATCAGCACCGGATAGCCGAGCAGCCGCGCCGGTTCCCCTGCCGCAAGGCCGTCCGACCACAGGAACCGCCCGTCGGCATCCTTCAGCTTGCGCACACGCCCCGCCGTGCGCGAGTTCATCACGAAGCTCGCGTTGGCGCGGTAACGTGCCCCAAGCGCATAGACGAGATCGACCAGTACATCAGCCGGCGCCGAGGCCTGGAATGCACCGGCCGTACCTGTTGCGACATAGCCGATGGATCCCCACGCCCAGGTCGCATTGGCGACCTTGGTGTAGTCGAGGAACCCGCGCGGCTTGTCGACGCCATTGCCCGCCACAAAGGCGTTGGCCTCGGCCCGGGCAAAGCGGTCACCGATCCGCTCGGCCATCCAGCCCTCGACATCGAACGCAACATCGTCCAGCAGGCGCTGCGACACCTTGGGCAGCGCTGACAGCTCGTGCAGCGGGATTGCGATCTTGTCGAGCGCGGGGGTTCCGGTCTCGGCCTGGGCCGTGGCCTCGGTGGCCCAACCCGACCCGAACTCGGTGTGGTCAACCAGCACCTCGTAGGTGCCACCGTCGATCGCCACCACGTTGGCCAGCGCCCGGATCGACGCCTGCGACCGCAGCACGCCCTGGATCGTCTCGGCCGTGCGCGGCGACACAAGGTAGCCGCCATCTGCGGCGACCGTCGTGGACAGCGCCTTGCCCTCCAGCACAAGACCACGCAGGCCGTCGTCGTCTCCGGACCGCACATAGGCGTCGAACGCCTTCTGGTGCGGAACGGTGGGCTCTGCCGCGGCAGCCAGTGCCGGGCGCAGCCCGGCCACGGATTTCCGATCAAGCATGGTCAGTCGCTCTTCCTGATGTTGAAGTTTCGCCTCCACCCCGGCGCGGAACGCGCCGAGATCGCTCGTGAATTGACCCAGCGCGGCCTTGAATTCGGCCACGGGGTCACGCCCCTCCACGTCCGGCACGGCTCCGCCGCCCCGGGCAACGCTGTCGCTCCTGGTCATCTGTTGTCCTGTCTGTTGCCGTTGTCCGGTCCGGGCCGCCTCAGGCGCCCCGCAACACCCTTGCCGCCTCGCGCAGGACGTCTGCGACCTCTGCCATCAATCCCGCACCGGGGTCGTCTGACTTGGCGCCAACCCGCGCCTCGGGCAGCATCGGAAACGTCACCAGCGACACTTCCCACAGATCAAGCTCGCGCAGGATCCGCCGCCCCTTGCCGTCGCGCTCGGACGTGACCGTGCGATAGCCGATGGACAGCCCGTCGATGGCGCCTGCCGACACCAACGCCGCGGCCTCGCGCCCCTGGGCCACATCGGGCAGGATGCGGCCCTTCACGAACAGGCCTCGGTCGTCCTCTCGCACCTCATCCCACACGCCGATGGGGCGCCCCGGGTCATGCTGCCACAGCATCTTCACCCGTCGACCATCTGCCGAAAGCCGCTTCAGGCTCACGGCGTATGCCCCCGGGCGGACCACATCGCCACCCTGGTCCACCCGCCCGAACAGGCTGGCGTAGCCTTCGATCACGGTCCCGTCCGGCCCGGGCTCGACCCGGCCGAGCGAGGTGAACTTCACTTCCAGCCCCGGCGTTCCCGCGCTCATCGCTCGTCCCCTCCAAGTGCGGGCAGCCCCAGCAGCGCCCGCTTCTCCGTATCGGTCAGGAACGTCGCCGAAGCGACGCGCGCCCAGACGGCTTCGCGCTCGGCCGCCAGCGCCGGGACCGCATCCAGGTCCGGCGCGATCTCGACTTCCTCGCCCGAGATCGCCGTCAGCCAATGCCCCAGCGCCCCGCACACCCGCGACACCAGCGGAAGCACCGTCAGGCGATAGAATGCCCGGTGCGCCTCGGCGTAGTTGGCATAGGTCGCATCCCCGGGGATCCCGATCAGCATCGGCGGCACGCCGAATGCCTGCGCGATCTCGCGGGCGGCGGCCTCCTTGGTCTTCTGGAACTCCATGTCCGACGGGCTGAACCCCATCGGCCGCCAGTCCAGCCCGCCCTCCAGCAGCATCGGCCGCCCGGCGTTCCGTGCGCCCTGATGGTGCGCCGCCAACTCATTCAGCAGCCGGTCGTACTGCTCTGCACTCAACGCCCCGTCACCGCCGGTGTACACGATCGCCCCTGACGGGCGCGCCGCATTGTCCAGCAGCGCCTTGGACCAGGCACTTGCCGAATTGTGCACGTCCACGGCCACGGCCGCCGCCTGCATCGGCGACAGGCCATAGTGGTCGTCCTGCGGATGGAAGCTGCGCACATGGCAGACCATCGACAGCCCGTCCACCACGGGGAAGCGGTGCTTGCGGGCGCCCACCGCATAGTCGAACGCCATCGGCCAGCCGTCCGCCCCGGGCAGGATGCTGACCCGGTCCGACCGCAGCACATGCAACTCGTCCGGCAAACCGTCATCGGCGCCCACCGCCTCGACGTAGCCGTCCCCTGTCAGCACGATCTGCCCGTACAGGGCCTCGAACAGGTCACCCTGCCCCTGCATCGGGTTCGGCCGCGACAACAGCGCGAGCAACGGATGCGCCTCGAACCGCCGCTCCCGGTCGCGCAGGATCAAGGGGATCGCCGCCGCGGCCTCGGCGATCAGCCGCACCGACCGGAAGCCCACCGGGTTGCCCAGGAACCCTGCGCGCGTCAGCGACACGGTGTCCCGCGCGCTCCAGGCGACCCGGCCCGACGTCGCATAGGCGATCACGGGGCCCGTCGCCGACGCCTTGCGCTCGGGAACCGCATCCGCTGCGGCCAAGTCGACGGACACACCGTCCCCGTCCCCTCGCGGCCGCCGCCGCAGGAAATCGAATGCCATCCTGTCGTCTCCTTGGTTGCCCGGACGGGGGCGGTGCCCCCTGGGTTGCGGCCTAGATCAGGCTGCGCACATGCGGGATCCGTCGATAGGTCCGCGCCGGTTCGATCATCGCCTCGGTCAGCGCCCAGACCAGCGCATCGACCCGGTCCGGCGACCCGCGCCCCTCATAGCCCTGCACGGTCATCAGGCACATCTGGTCCTCCAGCTCGTCCAGTCCCGGGACATGCCAAACCCTTCCCTGCTCGTAGAGCGCGGCCACCGGCTCGGCCCGGGCGACCTTCCCGGCACTGGCCCGCACCGCGCGGAACGGAACCAGAGGGTCAAGCTGCCGGACCACGCTCTCGACCAGGTTCCCGCCCTGATTCACTTCCGCCACCAGCCGGTCCGCCCCATGCCGCGCCATCGCATCCAGCGCGGCCTTGGCCCACCCCGAGGGGCTTGTGCTGCGCAGGCTCGCATCCTCCAGCACGACCGAGCGCCACGCAGCCGGGTCTCCCTCGGTCACCGCGCCCACGACCACGATGCCGCATTCGTCCGACCCGGCATGCCCCGACACCGGCGGGTCCACGGCGACCACGACCCGGCTGAAGCGGGGAAGCTCGGCCACACGCGCGGCCTCCAGCCGCTTGTGCGTCCAAAGGGCGCCCTCGACGGCTTCCAGAAGCACCCCGTCCAGTTCCTGCCGCTCGTGCACCGTCCCGGCATACCGCGCCCGCACTTCCTCGATGAAGCCCTGCGCCAGATAGGCCCGGTTCGCCTCGGTCGGGGCGCGCGTCACCACCGTGCTTGGCGCGGCCATGATCGTCGTCAGCACCTTCGTGCTCTGCGGCGTCGTCGTCACCACCACACGCGGCGCGTCGCCCAGACGCAGCGTGAAGGCCAGCATGTCCCAGGCCTCCTGCGCCTTCTTCCACTTCGCCAGCTCATCCACCCAGGCCGCATCGAACTGCGGACCACGCAACGACTCCGGATCCGACGCAGACACCACGATGGCCTCTGCCCCGTTCGGCCAGACCAGCCGCTTGCGCGTCGCCTGCCATTCCGGCCGCCGGTCGGGCGGCGAACAGGCCAGGATCCCGCTCTCTCCGAACACCATCACCTCGCGCGCCTGGTCGATCGTCTCGCCCACCAGCGCCACCCGGCGGCAACGCCCGGCGTCCCACGGCCCGGCGCCCTCGACCTGTGCCCGGACCCACTCACTTCCGGCCCGCGTCTTTCCGGCGCCGCGACCACCCAGGATGACCCAGGTGCGCCAGTCGCCCAGAGGCGGGACCTGATGCGGCAGCGCCCAGAACTCGAACAGATAGGGCAGCGCCGCCAGCGCCGCCTCGGTCAGCTCACTCAGGAACTGCTCGCTGATCTCCCGCGGCGCGGAGGCGAGCCATTCGCCGTCGGACTTCGGCGCGGGCTGCGTCGAGATCAAGGACGCCGCCTCCGGCGCGTCCTCCGGCTTCCTTTCGGACAC